ACCAAGTCTTCGCGCTTTTGGTCAACCTCACGGATATCGCTTGGCTGGCCAATGGCATCTAACTCTTCCCAGCTCATGCTGGCATCCCTTGTGGGGCTGGCATGCCACCGGGGGCACCAGCCTGTGCTTGGGCCTGAATCATCATGGCTTGGCCAACAGCTTGCTGCTGTTGCTGATTACGCATCTCTTCCATAAGCACAGCACGCTCTGGGGCTGTGTTACGGACCGATGCAGGCACACCCAGCTTGTCGGCCAAATAGTCCACCATAACGTCCATTTTGAGCGCCAGCTGGCCATCGGTGCCTAAGTTCTGACTAAGTTGCATGAACTGCATGATTGAGTTAACCTCTTCCATGTTCTGCGCCATAGCCAACGGTGCCACAGGGGTAACCTTGACTTCTAAACCGTTGACACGCAGTGGCATGTCAATCATCCCGCGCTCATCCATCACCTCAAGAATCTTGGATGTAATAGGAATCATGGTCTCATTGATCAGTCGGCCAAAAGCAGAACCAAGGTTTTGGGCCAGCTCTTTCATGCGCTCAACAATCTCCGTGGCAGACCGTGCGCTCATGTTGTCAGGCGGCAAAGACTCATCCAACAAGATCTTTTTAATGTTGCCGCGCATGTCACTGATGATCAGCTGGCTGACATTAAAGTCACCGGACCGTGGCAATGCCAACAGGGCTGGGCCTTGTGATCCACCATTGCGAGCCACTGGGATAATGGCACCCGGCACAATCTTTACTGTGTTGGGGTTAAGCACGCCATCATCCGCAGCTGTATATACGCCAGCCACAGCCAAAGATGCGTTCTTTAGCATCAACTCAATGGTCTTGTTCAGCGTCTTAATGTCTGGCAAAGCAGTCATCAATGGGCCACGGCCGTAGATCTCACCAGCCACCTTCATATAGCGCGAAATAACCCAAGGGCTCATCTTGCGGCGGCGGTAAACCAGCTCCTGCTTGGTCACTTTGTCGATCACGTGGTAGCAATAGTCCCCGCGCTTGTGGTCATAGATGGTGGCCTCAAGCAGCTCGATGTCATCTGTTGGCTTTTGTTCAATCCGGCGCTGAATGTCCTGTGGAATTTCAGCATCTGGCCACTGGCGCTGGATGGACTCACCCTTCATTCGCATGCGGCGGTACACGTTATCCACTTGGCCGTTGGCTCCCTCTTCGTAGCTCACCAAGAACAGTGGCACAGGGATAAAGTTAAGGGGCTGGATATCATCCCCGGGCTGAACCATCATGCAGGCGGTGCCCACGGCCAGATCCAACAAGAACTCGCCCATGGCGATGTCAAAATTAGACTGGTTCAGCATGGTAAACATCTTGTCTTGGTAGACCTCAAGCACGGCCTGCGCCTGTTGCTTACGATCTGCCGGGATGTCTGATCCAGCCTCTAGCTTGGCCCACTTACGCTGGGGCGGGAACACTACAGACTGCAGCCGATTGGCAAAGCGCTGGGTTGAATTGATAGCAGTCGAGTCAAAGACACGTTGCATCTTTTTTGATCCAGTAGCTCCACCTTCCCACACGCCATAGAGCTGGCGCTGTGGCAAAGCAAATTCGTAGGCATCTTGGTACAGCTGCTGAAACTCATCCTTCTTTGATTGAGCTGCAGCCTGACGCTTCATGATCTGCTCTGGTGTCAGGCGCATACCGCCGGGTGTGTTCTTGTCGTATTCCATGATCACTTCTTCTTTCTGGCTGCTGCCATGTTGTCGATCAGGTTGGGATAGGGTCTGCCTGCTTTGGCGGCGCGACGCATCGCGTTGCGCTTCTCTTGTGAGGAGAGCTCTTTTGGCTTACCCAAATCTTTAGGCCGTGGCTTGTCCCAAACTTCTTTCATTACGCTGCTCCTGATAAAAGTGGTCTAGCTGACTTGCGAGACACCGCACTAATACGCGCAGACTTGCGCTCACCAACTTCACGCTTAAAGCTACCCTCTGCTTCTTTGCGCTTTTCGTCAAACGCTGTCTGATCAAAGCCCTCAACGTCAGGCGCGACAGGAATGTCTGGTGCAACTGGCGCAACTTCTGCAAATCTAGGGATGACTTTGGGTGTGTAGACCTCGTATGGGATTTGCTCTGTTTCACCAAATAGCCAGCCTTGGTAGTTTGTTTTCTTTTGGGTTCTGTACGCTGTACTTACAGTGATTGGGTCAGCTTTAATGCCTTCAACAATTTTGTTGTACTGGTCCAGCTTGGTTTGGTAGGCTGCTTTCTGTGACTCATACGTTGGCACTGCCACATCTTTGTACTGTGCAATCTGTGCTTCGTATGGCTGCATCTTTTCAGCCACACCAGCTTGGTACGTCTGGAAAGATTTTTGGTAGTCACCAGTAATACCAGCAATGTTGCTTTTGTACTGCTCTGCCAATCGGCCAATATCAGAAGTGCTACGGCGCGCTATCTTGCGCTGCGTAAATTGTGGCAACGTAGCCATTATTGAATCCTCATCCCGCCGCTGCCAAGATCAATTGGCATGCCCAGCTCTGCATCCATACGTTCAGCAGAAAGAAGTGATCTCCGGCCACCGCGAGTGCGAGCTTTTAACGCTGATGCTTCAGCAGCTGCAGCCTTCTTTCTCTCTTCATCTGCAGCAGCCTGCACTTCCTTGGCTTTGCTTTCCATCTCCAGCTTGTTGGCTGCGTAGTTGGTCTGCGATGCTTGGAACTGCTCACGCGCAGTGTTGGCCTGCTGCTCAAGTGATGCGCTTTGCTTTGCGTACTCAGCAGTCTGCCGGGACAACTCAAAACGCATGGCGGCTTGGTCAGCTGATTGCTGTTGCAATGCTGTTTGCTGATCTCTCTCTGCCTGATCTCGTGATTTGCGAGCTTCACTTGCGTTGTAGGCAGAGCCAAGAAGAATTGCACCAGAAATAAAATAGCTCATTCGATTACCTCCTTAATTTCAAAAACATCCATTCCCAGTTCGTGATACTCCAACGCAGTAAACATTTTTTCTAATGTCTCGATGTCTGTTTCATCAGTGGGGTTGGAGTGAATGGTTGTCCAGATTGCATCCTCATGGGTGTGCACTACTCGCTTAGTCCCCGGCTCCGATATAAACGATGCCGGGGCGCTGTGCGTTTCCAATCCAAACTCGGTATAGCAAGTGATGCTTCCCTTACTGATGATGTTGAAGTGGCGGTGGCGGTGGATCTTGCCAACTACCACAGTGCCAGCAGGCAAGTGGATCTCACGCGCATAAATGCCGGGTGCCAGCCAGTTCTTAACAGGCGGTGACTCATCCATTCGTTCACCATCAGGCAATGCTTGGCACGCCATCTGAATGGCCATGATCTTCTGCCGCGCAATTGGCGCAGGAAGATTTGCTTTTGGCATTTCAATGATGGCTGTGCTCATAGCAAAGGATTCTATTGGGTTTTGTACTAAATGCAACTTTGTATATCAAAGTGATATGCCTATGCAAATACGTCAAATTCCGTATTAGCGTTTGACTGGCCCATGGGTCTTCCGCCAAGCTGGTGGGTCCGGGTCATTCGGTTGTACTCACCACCCCCCAACATCAGGTAGCCAAAGCTATCGCCAATGTGTGAGTGCTCGTTCTTGTTTGGCGCGTCCCGGAACCGTTCCTGCCCGGCACCAACCGCTATACGTTTGAAGTGGTAGCCCCCGGCCAGAGACTTTCTCAGCAGCTTGCACTCCCTGTTCACAATAAGACCGGGCTTGCCGTTGATCAGCCGCTGCATGGGCGCTGCGGAGGCTTCCCGGCGCACCTTAAAGTCATTGCTGGCCGTAGGCTGGGCTCTCAGCCCCAGTGTTTTCAGGTAATCAAAGGCGGTCACCTCGTAGATGGCATCTCTGGCCATACCAGCCGGGTCGCCCCAGATCATTACTTGGTGGTTTGGGTACCGCTGGTTGAGCTCAGCCAACAGCTGGGTGCCAAAGCGCTCCAGCCCCATGTCAAAGGTGACAATTTCCTGATGTATGACCCACCTACCATTGGGTAAACGCTGGCCAATCGTGGCCGCAGGGGTCAATCCAAAGTCCAGCCCCACCTGAATGGGCGTATTGGGGTCAATATCGGTGTCGCCAGACATGGTTGAGTCCTCATATTCTGGCCAGACTGGCCTGCCCTCCTGCACGTAGGTGTACTCACCCCCGGCGTAGCAGCGGATCCAGTCCAAATTCTTGCCCATCAGCATTTGCTGGTAGTAGCCACCCGGCAGGTTGTGGATATTCTCAGCCTTGGGGTTGACCTTCCACCACTTACCGGACGCAAAGACATGATCGTTAGCCTCTGGCATGTCTGGCAGGTTCTCAACATCCACCGGGACCACGCCGCCGGGCTGCTTAAAGAACTTCCAAGCGTATGGCCCGGTCATCTTTTCTTTCT